TAAAATATTTACAACTTTACATTTTATTATAATTTGTAATTTTCAACCAAATGAATTAAACGATTTAAATTACATATCAGATATTCCATCAATTGATGAGGTGATAAATCTTACTCATAGAAATAAACATTTTTTATGTTTAAATAGAAATTCACAACGTCCACATCGATATTATTTATCTTTGTTTTTTGAAAAACATAATCTATATGAAAAATCATTATTTTCATTATTGATGAATTTACATACAAACAATTTTGAAAAATTAAAACACTTAGAACAATATAAACCATCCGTATTATCAAAAATACCAATAGAGTTGGACACCCAAAATAGATTAAAATCAATTGAAGGATTCCACGTGGGTAATACATTTTTTAAAGAACATTATTTAGATTCATATTTTCATATTGTTACGGAAACGTGTTTTTCGGAAGGACAAATATTTTTTACTGAAAAAATATTAAAACCAATTATGTGTTTACAGCCATTTTTAGTTTTATCATCACCCAACTATTTGAAAAAATTAAAAGGATTAGGGTTCAAAACATTTGATTCAATTTGGGATGAGAGTTATGATGAAATTGTGGATAATGAAGAACGATTACTTAAAATATTTGATTTGATTTTAAAAATAAGTGAGTGGTCACTGGAGGAATGCGAAAAAAACTATAAATCAGTTTTAGATATATGTATATATAATAGAGAACATCTATCTACGTTTTGGGAAATAGATGAATTCAGTAATATTTTAAATTCAATAAAAAATGAATGGTAAAAAGGTTTTGATAACGGGTGCCAACGGATTGGTTGGTAATTATATGGTAGAAAAATGTTTACAAAGAGGTGCAATCGTAACCGCAGTAGATATTGTAGAACCATTAAATCAATTAGAAAAATACAAAGAGAGTGATTATCAGTTTATTAAAGCTGATTTAAGAGAATTCAAAAATTGTAAAAGAGTAGTGGAAGGACAAGATGTTATTTTCCACATTGCAGGTGTAAAGGGTTCTCCAAAAAGAGCAGCAGAACAACCGGCAGATTATTTTGTACCGATGTTGCAGTTTAATACCAATATGATGGAAGCTGCAAGATTAGAAAATGTAGAATGGTATGTTTACACATCGACAGTTGGAGTATATCAACCGGCGGAAGTATTTTACGAAGATGATGTTTGGAAAACCTTTCCATCAGAAAAAGATAAATACGCAGGTTGGGCAAAAAGACTTGGAGAACTTCAAGCAGAAGTATATTCAGTATCATATGATTGGAACAAAGCATCAATTGTAAGACCTGCAAACATTTATGGTAGACATGATAATTTTGGTCCAGAATCTACTGTCATCGCATCCTTAATCAAACGTTTATTTGGTGAGAGAGAACATCCATTAGTCTGTTGGGGGGATGGTTCACCTATTAGAGATTTTATCTATGCAGGTGATGTTGCCGATGGTATTATTCAAGCATACGAACAAGGTATTACACAACCAATAAATTTAGGTAGTGGAACTGGTGTAACAATTAAAGAACTTGCAGAAACTCTTGTAGAAATCTATGAAGAAATGTACGGAGTTAAAGTTCAAATTGAATGGGACCCAACTAAACCAAATGGTGATGAGAAACGATTGATGAGTACGGAACGTGCAGAATCATTTGGAATTAAACAAAAAATATCCTTAAAGACTGGATTGAAACATACGATAGATTATTATTTAAACGAATACAAAAAATAAGTTATGAAAAAAACGGATAAGATTTTAGTTACTGGTGCAAGTGGATTTATTGGTTCACATTTACTACGTTTACTTTGGGAAAAGGGTTATAGAAACCTACGAGCAACATCTCATAGTAGAAATTTAAGAAACGATTTCGTAGGAACATCTGATGTTGCGTTTTACAAAGGAAATTTACAAGATGCAAAGTTTTGTGCAGAAGTTTCCGAAGGTGTAGATGTAGTATTTCATTGTGCAGCAAATACATCAAATGCATTAGATACAAAAGAAAATCCTCTATTACACGTTACTCCAAATGTAGAAATGAATGTAAATTTGATGGAACAAAGTTGGAGAAATGGGGTTACGAAATTCTTATTCATTTCATCTAATACAGTTTATCCAGATATGAAGGATGAGTTTTGTACGGAAGATATAAATGTCCATGCAACACCTACATTTCCAATCTATGGAGCAGTTGGTAATATGAAACGATATGGTGAATTACTTTGTGATTATTTCTCACATCAAATTCACAATCCAATGCAATGTTTAATAGTTAGACCATCAAATGCGTTCGGACCAAACGATAAATTTGATTTTGAAAAGTGTCATGTTACACCTGCAAACATTCGTAAAGTAGCAGATAATTTAAATCCAATTCCTGTATGGGGTGATGGTTCTGAAATCAGAGATTTATTGCATGTAGAAGATATGGCTGATGGTTTTATTTGGGTTGCTGAGAACAACGATACATACAATATCTTTAATGTTGCTTATGGAAAGGGTTATAGTGTTAATGAAGTGTTAGGGTGGATTAAGGAAATTGAAGGAAACACTAATCCAATCGAATTTGTAAATAATAAGGCACCGATGATTCCGGTTAGATTACTTTCATCTAAAAAAATAAACGATGCAGGTTGGAAACCAAAAAGAGATTTAAAACAGGCATTGAAAGAAACTATTGAATGGTATAAAGAACATAAAAACGAATATAATCCAAATTCAAAACCATAATGATAACTAAAGGTGTTTTAGGATTAGGATGTTCTTTTATGTGGGGGGAAGGATTATATTTTTATGGTAATCTTAAAAACACTCCTGCTTTAAAAGAAACACATTCATTCGATGGAACACATATGTTATCAGAATCACATATAAGATTTAAAGATAAAAATAGATTCTTACGAATTGTGGCTGATGAATTTGGAATGTGGGATATATCTAATGTTGGTAATGGTGGTTCAAATGTGAGAAACATTAGAGATTATGCCGATAGTGTATTAAACCAAAATATGTTATCAAATCCTGCAGATATTGGATTAATAATTTATCAATTTACATCTTCGGATAGGGATTTTATAAACGAACGAAGAACTAGTGAAGGTTGGTTGACTGGTGATATAATGCCAATCGAATCACAAATTGAATTTGTAAATAAAACAATTAAAAAATGGGAAAATAACGGAATCAAAGTAGTTACACTTAGTTGGTATCCAGAATTTCCCAATCACCCTTTATATCAAGAATATTTTAAAAATAATCATGTTGATATTGAAATTGATGGAGATATTAAAAATTCATTCGAATATTTTCTACATATAGATACCTATAATGTAACAATATCATCAGATTTTTCAAAGTTAGGATTTCAAAAAAATGATATACATTTTAATCCGAAGGGCCATAGATGTATTGCAAATTCTATAATTAAAAAATTAAAAAACGATAATTGGAAACCAATTTAAAATAAAAAAATGAGTACACCAAACTTTACACCATATGTAGATGCATTAACAAATGCTATGAAACATATTATGGATGATGAATCTACTATTTTTATAGGACAACAAATTATATATTATGGAAATCCTATGAGTAAAACAATTGAAGGATTACCAAAAGAAAAAATGATTGAAGTACCAGTTATGGAAGAAACTCAAATGGGAATGAGTTTAGGATTAGCTATGAATGGACATAAAGTAGTAAGTTTTTATCCTCGTTGGGATTTTTTAATATGTGCAACAAACCAATTAGTAAATCATTTAGATAAAATCGGATTAATGTCCGATGGAGATTGGAATCCACATATCCTAATTAGAGTTGGTAAAGGTTCTGATAAACCATTAGACCCGGGTCATCAACATAAAGGAAATTATACCGAAGAATTTAAATCAATGTGTCCTAATATTGAATTCCACGATTTAAAAACTTGGCAAGATGTAGAATTAAGTTACAAATACGCAACAGAAAACAAAGGAATTCATATATTAGTAGAATACCCAGAACTATATTATGCATAATGAGATAAAAAACCTATATGCCGTTTATGATTTTTTTGGACCACATGGATATATACCAAATGCGTTCAATTATTTTTATGCATATAAATTTTTTGAAGAAGATGGTAGAATAAACAATATAGTTAGTGACCATTTTTTTAAAAATTTCATACAAATACCGGTTTACAATGCTGATTTAAATTTAAACTCAAATTTGTATAAAAAATTATCATTTAAAGAATATAATGATATTAGAATAAAGGATGATAAATCATTTATTTATTTAGTTGAACCATTTGGTAGTTTCGCACAATTTTTAGGAAAACAAACACAATTTTCGGAATGGAATTTTATAGATTTTATATCAGACCATGCAAAAAAGGAAATTAAAAATACTCCTAATTTTTATTTACATATAAATTTTTCAACAGAAGGTGTATTTGAAGAACACTTAATCGTTTATTTATATGAATTATTAAAACGTTATGAAATACCCGCAAATAAAGTAGTATTTACAATTTCAAGTGTTGATATTGAAGAAATACATAATAAAATTTGTTTAGAAAATAATATAAATGAACGAATCAACGTAATTTATTGGGGGTGGTCATTACGAACCAAATCATTAGAATTAAAACGTATTCATAATAATATAGAATATAATTTCTGGGACCATGTCGATAACACGAGTACGATAGTAAAGGAAGATGATGTTGATATGAATAGAATTCGTCCTCATAAGTTTTTATTTATGAATCGTAGATTAAGACCACAACGAATAATATTATTATCATTATTGGGTTCTGAATTTATAAATCAAAATTTAGTATCATATGATATGAAATTATTCGAAAGAGAAAATGACCTTTCATTTTTTTCACATCACTTGAAAACTAGTCATTTGGCAATAAATGCATTTAGAGAATTTCAAAATATATTTAAATCACAACGTAAGACTATTGATTATGATGATTTAGAATCGGTATGGGGATTTAATTTTGAAAACAAAGAACCATATTTAGATACCTACATACATATTTTATCGGAAACCAATTTTTACGAAACGGGATTATATCTTTCAGAAAAAACATGGAAACCAATTGGTCATTTACAACCATTCATAATGGTAAATAAACCAGGTGCACTAAAGGAACTTCATAGATTGGGATTTAAAACATTTACACCATTTATAAATGAATCGTATGATGATATTCAAAATGATACGGAACGAATGGAATTTATATATTCGGAAATTATGCGATTAAATTCATTATCATTTGAGGAAATACATGAATGGTATAAGTCAATTTGGGATATACTTATTTATAATAGAAATTTATTATTTGAATATGCAGATAATAAAGATTTAACTGAAAATGATTTTTTAACAACATTAAGAAATAGAATAAATGAAAAAGCTGGTAAAAATAATACAAGATTGGTTTAAAAAACGTAAATTAGAAAAACAATACAAAAAACGTTTAGAGGAACTTCGTAAGAGAGACCCATTCGTTTACAAAAATCACTAATTATGAAAACATTCATATTTATATACTAAGATAGAGCAGTAAATTATGAATGAATTAAGTAAATATCTGATGGAACAAATACTTTTAACCGAAGAGGAGTTAAAAGATTTTGTTGTAGTATATTCAGGTAGATTTCAACCATTTCACAAAGGTCACTTTGCAACTTATCAAGGACTTGTAAAAAAGTTTGGTAAAGATAAGGTGTATATCGGTACATCTAATAAAACCGATAATCAAAAATCACCATTTAATTTTAAGGAAAAGAAAACCATAATGACTAAAATGTTTGGTATTCCATCAAACAAAATAGTTGAGGTTAAGAATCCTTATGCTCCTACTGAAATACTTAAAAATTTCGATGAAACTACAACTGGATTTATAACTGTTGTTGGTGAAAAAGACGAACAACGTTTGGGTGGTAAATACTTTGAAAAATATAAAGGTAAAATTGAATTTGGGTACAAAGATAAAGGATACGTTTATGCTTCACCTGCTCAACCTAACGCTGTTAGTGGAACTGATGTTCGTAATTGGTTAAGTAAAGGTAGTGATGATGAAAAGAGAAAAAATTTCTTAAAAGCATATCCAAAATTTGATGAAACAATCTACAAATTCATTACACTTAAATTAGCAAAGTTAGGCGAATCAATAAATGAAGATATTACGATGGATGTCAATATTGGTGATACTGTCTTAATGGGTAAATTCAAAAATAAAAAAGTAGTAGTGAAATCAATCGGTAAAGATGAGCATGGAATGCCAACTATAAATGGTAAAAAAGCAACTACATTCAGAATAATACCAAAACAAAATATTTTTAACGAAACTGCAATAGCAAGTGGTGGTGAAGATTCACAACCAGATGGTGGTTATTTACCAAAAGGTAAAAAACGTAAATTAGGTGCAGATGATGGTGTAAATAGTAGTGATGAGTGGTTTGTAAGAGGTGGATATACTCAAACTGATTTTCCAAAAGCAGATGCAATATTTGCTAAAGATGATGAAGACCAATTCACATTTAAAATTAAATCAAAAAACAACGCAAGAGCGGATTTTGAGGCAACAACATATCCATATGCACCATCTGATATTGATGTAACAAAACCAGTAGAGAAAATAAAAGTGAAAAAACAAAAAGCTAAAAAGAAAGATATAGTAGAAGAACTAATTAGTGAGTATTCTCAATTATTAGATTTATTGGAAGGAAATGATGATGATAAATACGTGCACGTTGGATATGGAAAGTATAAAGAGAAGGGTAAAGAAAAAGACCAAAATGCACCTACATTTGAGAAAGATGATAGTGGTAAATATATTGAATTAAAATCAGATAAACCTTCTGCACAAACCCCAAAACCAACTGGTCAAGCAATACAAGGTGCAGATATGTTTAAACACGACAAAAGTGTTAAACAACAACCTGCTAAACCAAAAGAAGATTGGACAAGTGGAAAAGATGGTTGGGAAATTTTAGATGATGACCGTGCAAAGGTAAAAAATATTAGAGATTATAGTGATGAAGAATATCAAGGTGAAACTGGTGAATATTTTGAAAATGATGTAACTAAAAACGTTGCACCCAATGCATTCAAAGATGAAGCAGATATGATTCAGAAAATGAAAGCAGCAAAACCGATTTACTTATCATCCGAAGATATGCAGAATATGGGTAATACCGATGTTGGTGAAATTCTTTCTGCAAGTGAAGAAGGTGGTTCTAATGCTATGAAAGCAAGAGGTAAAGAACTTGCAGATGAATATGGTAAGGATTGGAATAGATTAGAAAAAGGTATTCAAAAAGGAAATAACGTTCCACCACCAATTGCTTTAAGAGATAAAAATGGTGATTTACATTTAGTTGCAGGAAATACTCGTTTAATGTCATTTACTGCATATGGCAAGAAATTACCGGTGAAAGTAATGGATTATGATGGTGTATTTAATAAAGGTTCGGAACCAGAAGATGGTGGTGCTGATGTTTCAAAGTATAGTGTAAAGAATTTAAAAAGAAAGATTAGTGGTTGGGCCGAAAAAGAAAAAGAATTCTTTACAAAAGGACAAGATAAACCAAAATCTGATGAACGTAGAAGTTGGGGTGAAGCATTAAGAGATAAAACAAAGGGTGCTAGAAATGCTATTGTTCATGGACTTAAACATGAAGCACATTTATTTAAAACAGCAGGTAAAGGTGTTGCTAATTTTGTAAGTGGTAAAGGTGTATCGGAAGATGAGAAAAAAGCATTAGTTGATGTTGGTAAAAAAATAGTCACCACAGCAATTTTTGGAATTGCAACCGGTGGATTATCACATGGAGTTTTACCATTTGCACAACATTTGGCAGTAGAGTTTGTTCCTCATATTATTGCAGAAACATTAGCAATGGGAGCAGGAAAAGCAGCATTATTTGCAGATGTAAATGAAGAAGAACGATTACTTATGTTATTTTCAGATAAAATAGCAGATGGTTTAGAAAATATGGAAATTCCTGCAGATGTAATGGAAAAGGCAATTGATTCATATAATGAAAAACAAAATGTATCCGAAATGAGTCATTCTCAATTAAATCAAATTGAGAAATATGCAGAGAAACAACTATCACCAGAAGATATTGAATTTACTAAACACTTCTTTGATAGAGTAAATGATACTCGTAATGGTAAAGAAATATCAGAACCAGAATTGACAGGATTTTTTAAGAGATTAGCACGTCATAAAAAAGAATTTAAAGAGTTTTTAGAAAAGTATAATCAAATTGTTGTTAAAGACAAGAGATATGATATAAACATTCCATTTGTTAAACAAGCAAATCAAATTATTGCAAAAACAGTAATGAGAAAGGATGATTTCAAAACATCTAACCCAACTCTTTCCGTTGAAATTGCAGTTCAAGTGGATAAAATACCTGGTGGATTAGCAAAAGGATTGACGTTAAACGATATTGCTACAAAACATAATGTATCAATTGAAGATATAACTGATGAGTTCAAAAAAGGATATAAAGTTGAAAGAGAACATACAACTGATAGTGATGTTGCAAAGGAAATAGCGTTAGACCATCTTTTTGAAGACCCAAAATATTATACAAACCTAGCATCAATTGAAGAAGGTAGAGTTCCACAAAGTTTTAACTATGGAACTGGTTGGGATTACCATACTGCAATCGGAACTAATCCAAACAAATATAGAGGTAAAACCAATTTCCCAACAAAAGATTCAGGACAACCAGATTTAGAAGATGAAGATGAGGTAAACGAAATTGGTATAGGAACTGGACAAGATGGAACAAGACCAGAATATCCAAAAGGTGATAAATTATCGGATAGAATGGATGATGTTGAAGATGCTAGAACTAAAACTGATTCTGATAAAGAATACCAATATAAAAAAGCAAACGAAGCATTTACAAAAGGTCAATTGTTCGCCGGTAATCTTAAAATAGGTGGAGTTGTAGTTCCGATTGAGGTTGAATTGATTGGTGCTGATAATAAAAAGAATGCATTTATTACAAAAGTAATAAACATAGATAAAAAATATTTAAGTAAATTACCATCAAATGGTATATTAGAAATTCCAGCTAGAATATTTCGTTTCGCAGGTGGTTGGAGAAAAATAAAAACACCTAAAGCATTTGAAGCAATAAATTCAAAAAACCACAAAGCAGAAACTGATGCTGAACACAATTTCATGCATCATCACAAAACCTCTACATACGCACCGGATTATGGACATCCTGCAGAATTAGATACAATTGATTTTGATGATAAAAGAAAAAAACAACCTGGTCATCAAACTGATACAAAAGATGATGAAGATAGAGGATATGAACCAGTAAAAGAAGTAATAATAAATGAAGGTGGTGCATACGGACATATGAACCATCCATTTGATACTGAAATCAATTTAACATTTGGTCAATTAAAAGATATTGTAAATCGTGCATTAGAAGGTAATTTAGAATTAGCTAGAGAGAAGACCGATGGACAGGCATTAGCAATTAGTTGGGTAAATGGTAAGTTAGTTGCTGCTCGTAATAAATCACATTTAGCAAATAGAGGTGCAAATGCATTAGATATTAGTGGTGTTGCTACTAAGTTTGCTGGAAGAGGTGAATTAGAAAAAGCATATAACTTTGCAATGAAAGATTTAACAAAGGCTATATCATCACTATCAGATAAACAAAAAGAAAAGATTTTTAAGAATGGTGCTTGTTTTATGAATATTGAGGTGATATACCCAACATCGGTAAACGTAATACCATACGGACAACCTTTATTAGTATTCCACGGAACTATGGAGTATGATGAAAGTGGTAATGCAGTAGGTGAATCTGCAGAAGCAGGTAGAGTATTGGGTGGTATGATTAAACAAATCGAACAAAATGTACAAGATAATTACACTTTGCAAGGTCCACCTGTATTAAAATTACCGAAATCACAAGACCTTTCATCTAAGAAACCAAAGTATCTTGCTAAAATATCTAAATTACAAAAAGAATTTGGATTAGGTGATACTGCCGGTGTTGCTGAATATCATCAAGCATGGTGGGAAAATTATGTAGATAAAAAATCACCATCCACATTAGATAATACCACTAAAATTGGATTGGTAAAGAGATGGGCATTTGGTGATAAAGGATTCCGTATTGATAAAAATACAATTACGGATGAGAAAACACTTGCTTGGGCAACTAAGATGGATAAGGAAGACCAAAAAGGAATTGCAAAAGATAATCTAATGAAATTTGAAGATATTTTCTTAGGAGTTGGTGCAGAAGTTCTTCAATTCACATCATCAGTATTGACAGTAAATCCTGATAAGGCTGTTAGAGATATGAAGAAAAGATTAGACCAAACTATCAAAGATGTAGAAGCAAGTGGTGACCCTAAAAAGATAGAAAAATTAAAATTAGAATTAAAAAGATTGAATGCAATCGGTGGACCATCTAAAATAGTTCCAATTGAAGGTATTGTATTCATATATAACGGACAAACGTTCAAACTAACTGGTGCATTCGCATCATTAAATCAACTTTTGGGTATTTTTTACTAAAAATAACTCTTTCGCCATATTTATCTATATTAAAATAAAAACCTAATATATAATAATAATGGCGAAAGAGTTTAAAAAGAAGTATATGCATCCAACTCGTAGAAAGTTGGTTGATATGGTGTTACATGGACAAGATTACGAAACTAACACCACAATAGGTTGGAATGCTGATAAGATTGAACGTAAAGTTGGTGATGTTTGGGAAGACGAACACCATAGATACGAAAAGAAAGAAGGATTTACTTTAAAGACTTCTAAAAATTCAGAAGCATTCGAAGAACTTCGTAAGTGGAGAGATGAACAATCTCAATGCAAAAGTCCAGATTGTAAAACAATCAAATTTACACCTACTCACAAAACTCTAATCAAAAAAACAGGTTATTGTGCTAATTGTTTAGCAGAAATCGAAACTAAAATTCGTGCATTAGGATTTTGGGAACAATATGAGGATTATAAAATATATACTCGTATGTTGATTGATGGTAAAATTAAATTAGAAGAACTTCAACAAGCATATAGTGATGTAAAACCATTTTACGAATATGTGAATGAAGATGGAACTACTGAAAAATGGGAATTACCACAATCAGTAGATGAAGTTAAAGCGGATTTGATGGAAATGATTGAGTTCGGTAAAGAAGAACTTATTAAAGTAGAAGAATTTCGTAATAAAGCATTTGAAATTTTAAAAGAAAACAAATTGGAACATTATTTGTAATATGGCAGGTGCATCATTAAAAGATATTATAAAGATTGAGTATCAGAAATGTGCTGGTGACCCGATTTATTTCATGCGTAAGTATTGTATGATTCAACATCCGGTACGAGGTAAGATTCCATTTCACTTATATCCTTTCCAAGAGGATACTCTTACTGATTTTAAGGATAATCGTTACAACATCGTTCTTAAATCCCGTCAGACAGGTATATCAACCTTAGTTGCGGGGTTCTCACTATGGAAGATGTTATTTAATCAAGATTTTAACGTATTGGTAATTGCAACTAAACAAGAAGTTGCTAAAAACCTTATCACAAAGATTAGGGTAATGAACCAATACTTACCAAGTTGGTTAAAACAAACAACAGTTGAAGATAATAAACTTTCATTACGATATTCAAATGGTTCACAGGCAAAAGCAACTTCTGCAGCAGGAGATGCTGGTCGTTCTGAAGCCTTATCACTCTTAGTATTTGATGAGGCCGCGTTCATCGATAGTATCGAAGAAATTTGGATTTCTGCTCAATCTACTTTATCAACGGGTGGTAATGCAATTATCCTTTCTACACCTAATGGTGTGGGTAATTTCTTTCATAGAACGTGGGTAGGTGCAGAAGAAGGTAGAAATGGTTTCAATACAATTCGTTTACACTGGTCAGTTCACCCAGAACGTGGACAAGCATGGAGAGATGAACAAGAAAGATTATTAGGACCAAAAGGTGCAGCACAAGAATGTGATTGTGATTTCGTAAGTTCTGGTGATACTGTCATCGACCCTGCATTATTACAATTTTATAGAGAAACGTATTGTCAAGAACCTTTGGAGAAGACCGGGTTCGATGGAAATCTTTGGAAATGGGAATATCCAGATTACAATCAATCATATATGGTAGTTGCCGATGTTGCTCGTGGTGATGGAGCCGATTATTCTACTGCACAAGTATTTGATGTAGTGAATTCAACGCAAGTTGCTGAGTATAAAGGTAAATTAGATACAAAAGATTTTGGAAACTTCTTAGTTTCATTATCAACTGATTACAACAACGCATTATTAGTTGTGGAGAACGCAAATATTGGTTGGGCGGTTATCCAACAAGTAATTGATAGAGGATATGGAAACTTATTTTATATGAGTAAGGATTTAAAATATGTAGATGTTGCTCATCAAATGACAAATAAGTTCCGAGCAGAAGAAAGAGGTATGGTTGCTGGGTTCTCTACTACCTCTAAAACCCGTCCATTAATTATTTCTAAGTTAGATGATTACCTAAGAGAGAAATCCTTTACAATCCGTTCTACAAGGTTGATAGATGAGTTATTTACATTTATATGGAATGGTAATCGTGCTGAAGCAATGAAAGGATATAATGATGACTTGGTAATGTCCCTTTCAATTGGTTTATGGGTTAGAGATACTGCATTAAGATTAAGACAAGAAGGTATAGATTTAACTAAACAGGCTTTGGGTGGTATAAATCAAAGTGTAACCGATATTGGTGGGTTTGGTGGTAATAGTTCATTTGATGAAAATCCATGGCAAATGAGAGTTGGTAATCAATCCGAAGATTTATCGTGGTTAATAAAATAATCAAATAAAAAAATGTATATATTTATAGTGTATAGGAGAAATATATCATGATAAAGTTAAAAAACATAATCAAAGAGGAAGTGGAAGATTATCCATTTGACCAACCAGAACACAATTTTTTGGATTACGATGAATTAGATGTGGAAGATGAAGATGAAGAAGATTTTTTAAATTTTCTAAAATCTTACACAACCGAATTACAAGAAGCAAATTGTAATTGTGTTTACGAAGCGGAATATCAAGGCAGAGAAGTGAAATTGGGTAAACCAATGCAAGGTGATGTTAAGAAGTTTAAAGTTTATGTTAAAAACCCAAAGACAGGAAAAGTAGTTAAAGTAAATTTCGGTCAACCGGGAATGAACATTAAGAAAAATAATCCTGAAAGAAGAAAATCTTTTAGAGCAAGACATAATTGTGACCAACCAGGTCCAAGAACAAAAGCTAGATATTGGTCTTGCAGAAAATGGTAAAATAATAAAATATGGCAGATACTTCATTTTTTGGTAGGTTAAGAAAACTCTTTTCCCAAAAGGCTATCGTTACTGTTACGCCCGATGGTAAAAGAAAAGTTTTTGATTTTGATGAAAGACAAGAAACTAACCTATCATCATTAAGAGATAGATACACAAAACTACAAAAATCTTTTTACGAACAAGCTGGTGGTGCACAATCAATGGCATATCAACAAGTTCGTAGAGAAGTATTTAGAGATTATGATGCAATGGACCAAGACCCAATTATTGCATCTGCATTAGATATTTACGCTGATGAATCTACATTAAAAAATGAATTCGGTGAAATGTTGATTATTCGTTCTGATAATCCTCGTGTTCAAGAATTATTAGAAAACTTATACTATGATATTTTAAATATCGAATTTACTCTTTGGCCATGGGTTCGCAATATGTGTAAGTATGGTGATTTCTTTTTGGGATTAGAAATAGCAGAGGGTAAGGGTATTGTAAATGTTACTCCATATTCACAATATAATACTGAACGAATTGAGGGACATGACCCAACCAATCCACATATGGTTAAATTCAGAGTAATGGATGATGCTATTGGTAAAGTAGATTATGATAATTTTGAAATGGCTCACTTCCGTCTATTATCAGATACTAACTGGTTACCTTATGGTAAATCTATGGTTGAGAATGGTAGACGATTATGGAAACAATTGAGTTTAATGGAAGATGCGATGTTAATCCATCGTATTATGAGAGCACCAGAAAAAAGAGTGTTTAAAATCGATATAGGTAATATCAATCCTACCGAAGTTGACAACTACAT